GATTATGAACACTTCGCGCAATCATCTTATACAATTTAAAGTCGGGATAGCGTTCCTCACCATTCGCTTTATATAAAATATTCCTATTTTGATCATCTGTAACCCACTCTACAATTAACTTAGCTAGTGGCTTTTTTTTACATATCGTAGCAACACTACTCATGTCATCAATAAAATAATCAAAAATAGAACACCCTAGACGACACAAATCAAAACTGAAATTTGGTTCTAAACGCGGCTTATTATCATTAAAATAGGGTTCGCAGTTATATTGAGTAGCAGCATCACCTGTCATACTGAAGCTGTCGCTACATATAACTTTGGATTTATATTTATAAATAGCGCGACCAAAATCTATAATCTTAAAAGCGCGATTATACGTAGGTACACGATAGTATTTCTTATTAAAATGATAATATATATATTCTTTTTCTGTGTATATGAACATAACATTGTTTGTGTGTAAGTCATTATGAGTAAATCCAAATAATTTTTGATATGTAATAAGTGTCATAATGATTTGCATAAGAGCTGACCTCCATTCATTTTCGGTCATTTCTTTTTCTTGCATCATGAGAGAATCAAGAGTGTTATCGCATTTCTCCAACATAATAGCCGATACCGGGAAATTCTTAATCGTTGCCCACAATGTTTCATCATCATCATATTCGTCATCATCATCATATTCGTCGTCATCATCTTGATTATCATTATTGTCTTCGGAATATTTTTGGTTTGAATTATCATCATCAGTAAAAGAATTATCTGAAATAGATACTGATTCGTTTTTACCCTTTTTATTAGTATTTGATTTTTTATATGAATTATCTCCACTTCCTATATCATCATCTAGACATATAATAGTATCATCAATATCACAGTCGCTTCTAGAACCATTGTCTGTTTGGCTATCACTTGTATAAGATGAACGAGAAGAACATGAAGCAGATGTAAATGAATCATTACTATCACTGTCATCATTAAAATGTAAGTCCTTATTTAAAACAATATTTTCCGAACTTTCGATTATATTATCAGTATCAGCAACTATATCATCTAATTGTAATGTTAATAAAACCTCGCTACCCAGTTCGACATCTTCTTCTTTTTTATCAGTATTAACTAGTAATTCTGTAGATGTATTAAATATAGAATTTAGTTCACAGTTAATTTTATCAAAGTCTTCGTGAACGATAATATTATCCGATTCGCTTATGTTTTCATTTTTAGTAATGGTAATTTTTTCCTTTTTATTTCTTGTATTTTTTTTCTGTCTATTCACATGTTTTGAATGACTAATGTCGTTGTCGTTGTCTATACTTTCATCATCATCGGAATATTCAATATCTTCGATATCAAAAAGGATATTTTTATTTTTATTAAAAAAAGGATTATTATCTAGATATTCTATATCATCAATTGCGTTATAATAAAAATCTTTTTTAATAGCATTAAAAGAACCATAAAAATTAAGACCATGAATAAAATCGTGGCAGTTTAGAACTTGACTTGATAAATATGAAAAAAAACCATCAACATAAGCCGCGTTATTTTTATCATTTGCTTTTAAATGCCCTTTTTTTTCAAGTTTTGATAATGTTGGAATATTTAAAACTTCTTCATCTATGTTTAAATTTTCATATTTTCCGGACATGTATTTAACTGGGTCGATTAAAGGGGAAAATTTAATAAAAATAGGTTTATGAAGAATTGTTAAAGACTCTGGAGTACTTTTAAAAGCATCTACCACTGCTGCTTGTATGTTATTTTTATCAACAACTCCTGATAAAGCAGATACATAAAAACGTTGATTCAAATTTATAGAGTTATAGTTTGTCTCATTTAAATTAAAATAATTTTCATATATGGGAATATAATTTTTACTATTGAATATACCAAGTTCAGATTCTTCTAAAGAAGTAAAGAATTCACGAGTGTTAAGTTTTCTGTAGTTTAACGAAAATGTATTTTCTCCAAAAATAGGCTGGCTATCACAAATATCCATCGTCGATTACTTAATTATTTAAATACATATTTTTATTATTTTTTAAACTAATAAAACATACTAAAACATACTAAAACATACTAAAACATGCTAAAACATACTAAAACATACTAAAACATACTAAAACATACATATGCGTTTGTAACAATTATATTTTTTAATATATAGTATAAATAAGTAAATATATACATAATAAATGAGCGTAGGTTTAGAATTAGCAAAATTTGATATGAGGTCAATTAGTTTTAGACCCGATGAGAATAAAGGACCTGTTATTGTTCTTATTGGGCGTCGTGATACAGGTAAAAGTTTTTTAGTAAAAGATTTAATGTATTATCATCAAGATATTCCTATCGGTACAGTTATATCAGGAACAGAAGCAGGGAATGGTTTTTTTGGAGAACATGTTCCTAAATTATTCATTCATGATGCATACAATACGGCAATTATAGAAAATATTTTAAAACGACAAAAGGCTGTATTAAAACAAATGAAAAAGGAGATTGATACATATAAAAGAAGTACAATTGACCCTCGAACATTTGTAGTATTAGATGACTGTCTTTTCGACAATAAATGGACAAAAGACGTAATGATGCGTCTACTCTTTATGAACGGAAGACACTGGAAGATTATGTTGGTAATTACAATGCAGTATCCTCTAGGTATCCCTCCTAACTTGCGAACAAATATTGATTATGTATTTATATTGCGTGAACCGTATATTGGTAATCGTAAAAGAATATACGAAAACTATGCTGGTATGTTTCCAACATTTGAAAGTTTTTGTCAGGTTATGGACCAGTGTACGGAAAATTTTGAATGTTTAGTAATTAATAATAACGCAAAGTCAAACAAATTACATGACCAGATATTTTGGTATAAAGCACAAACACATGGTCCATTTAAATTGGGAGCAAAAGAATTCTGGGAGATGTCTAAGGATATTCACTCAGATGATGAAGAAGAACAATATGACCCAGCAAATATTAAACGCAAAGGTCAGGGCCCTAAAATCAAAGTTAATAAAAATAAATGGTAATAGTATTTATTAGTATTATTTATATAATATATGTAAAATAATATATGTAAAATAATATATATTATATATTATATTATGAATTTTATAACAAATACCGATAGTTATAACGATATAACAAATGAAGGATACATTTTATTAACAAATGTATTAACAGAGAATGATTTGGAATTCGGATTATCTAGTATAGTAGATAATAAAGTAGACTACACAATAATGAAACAATATATTGATAGTGTATTTTTTCCAAAGATTAAAAAAATGACAAATGTTATAACAGATCCATACTATGTTAAATTTAGATTAAGTAATAATAACAACTCGACAGATGCATCAACATTTCATGGTGATATTTATAATAATACAAATAGCGAAATTTTACCCATTTATACTTGTTTATGTTATTTTGATGATGCACAGTTAGAGATAATTCCTGGAAGTCATAAATACAATAATATAGGATCTAGTATTGAAAGTTATAATAAAAAAATAACAATAAACATAAAACGAGGAGACATATTAATATTTCATTCAAATATTCATCATAGAGGAATTAATTTTAATAAAGCAGGGAATCGTCGTTTACTACAGGTATTTGAAGTTTTTCCAGATAAACAAACATACGAAGCGCATATTTCGAAACTTATTATAGTTAAAACATCAGATAGTTTTTTTATTAAAAATATAGTTAATCCATTACTATATGAAATATCAAAAAATCCAACAATAATTAATAGTATTACAATGTTTCATTATATTTTAATGTATAATGATTTACACTATAAATTTGCTCTTATAGATATAGCTCCTTACGATAAAGTAAATAAATATGTTTCGTATGAACCCGGAAGACGTATGTTAATAGAAGAATTAGATGATAAAGAGGAACTAAATGTAAATATAATATGTGATAGTCGCGCGAATTATGTTTCATATAGCAACTATTATTTATATTTTTACCTAATTTGTTTTATTTTAATTTTAACTGTTTTTTATATAATCAAAAAAACACGTCAGGTGAATTATAAAATAAAAAAAATTAATAAAAATACAAAAAAGTAATAAGAATAAAAAAAATTAATAAAATATATTTTTTTTATTTTAAAATAATGAAAACATAGTATTTATAATTTTATGTGAAGCTTTGTTTAAAGATTTACTAGATTCATCTGAATCATTGCTTTCACTATAAGTAACACCTAGTGGTATACATGGTATATTAAAATAGTTTGAAAGTAATATTGCCAAATAAATACTTTCATTGCCTGTCAATATTTTATTAACACTATCGGTATTAGAAGTATTCGATATTATATCAGTAGTATCTGCTACTTCTACTTTTGTAGTGTTAAAATTATTTATAGTAATTGTATCTTTGATTAAATATTTTATTTTTTTGTACACACCGATAGTTTCAACATAGTTAGGAAATTCTCTATCATTTTTATAATTTTTAAAGTCATTATGTATAACTGCTGATGTAAATTGAAAAATATTTTCAGGTTTCAAATAGTTGCTATATACAATAGATAAATCTATAATGCACGATGGATTAATTTTGGTAATAATATTTTTTATTTTTTCTAGCATAGATTTTTTATTCTTGTATTTACTAAAACTACCTCTAGTCAAAAAATAAAAATTATCATCATATACATAAATAACACCATTTAATAATTTCATTTTTATAGAATACTCCTTCATCATACCAAGTGTAAATCTAATATTATTTTCAATATTTAAATTATCTATTATTATAAAAGCATTTTTAATATTTAACGACAGATTAGCATTATTAAATTTACGATGAAATGGTTTCTGATTTTTTAATAAATCTAATATCCATGTATTTTCCGATAGTTTCGCCGCTTTGTGTGTATATATGCTATTTATCCAATAATAATCTTTTCCATTTACATTTGTAGGAGATGTTATTATCAGATTATCAAGACCCAATACATCTATTGAATATTTTATATCATTAATAACTAACTGTATATAAGTATATACTGGTTTTCCAGTATCATTTTCAAAATAATAATGATAACCATTGGGCGTTTTTTCACAAACAGTATCTTTTGGTATTTTTTCAATTAAAAAATCTGCATTTTCAATACCTTTCTTTGTATCAAAATCTAAAACGACATACTTGTCAGTAATAATACCAATTGCATTCTTATTTTTAAATTCAGTATGTTTGGTATTTTTTAATTTTGAAAAATTCATTATATGTTTTTTTTTAAACTCTTCAAAATATATTATATTATAATTTTTAACATTTAATCCCAAGTCGCGCAATTTATAAAAATCCGTTTTTAGTCTATACATATATAAAGCATTAGATATTGCTCGATATAACAGGTATAAGCATATAATAAGAGCAGCTATAATGAAGAGTAAACACACTAAGCGAATAAAAACGTTATCAGAATTAAATGATTTAAAATAATTATTTACTACATATTGTTTTACCTTTCTATTCATACCAATTATCAACAAAATATTATATATTAGTGACATATAATATTTAACATATAATATTTAACATTTAACATATAATATTTAACATTTAACATATAATATTTAACATTTAACATATAATATTTAACATCATGGTTTAATATTTTTTTATTTTGTATATTAATTCTCAAAATGAGTCAACTTTGACAAACCGTGATCTGTTTTGGTATCAAGGACAACATTCTCGGCCTCAAACATGCTCTTCTTAATATCCTCGACAGTCGCGTCTTCATCCAATCCATCAAAGTTTGCAACATTTGAAATACCAACCAACTCACCATCAGCATTAATCGTTTGCGTAAGTTTATTACCTGACTCCTCAGCCTTCTTCATATTCTCTTCAATAGCCTTCTGTCTAGCTTCACGCACACGTTTCTCAAAATCTTGTTTTGCTGTATCTTCATTCTTCTTTTTATCAGACATAAGCTGATTAAGTGTCTCCTCCATATACTCGACGCGTCCTGTCTTGTATGCCTCTGGATGAAAAGGAACCCACATACCGACTTGTCCTACATAAATATCATGATTAGGGTCAACCTCGCGCAGCAATTTACAACGAAGTTCTGCCTCACCTTGTGTAGCAAAAACGCCTCGAACTTTTAGACCTCGTGTTGATGTCTGAAACTCGTGTTTCTCGCCGAATTTCTGTTCAAGTTCCTCCTCGTTGTTGTCCAAAAATGTTTTATAGTCGTCGCTAACTAGGGTTGCTGATGTAGCGCGAATAGTCTCGCCCTCTTCCTTTGTAAACTCCTGGAAATCAGCGGTAAGTTTATCGAAAGAAAGAGAATACTTAAATGATATGAAATTAAGAAACTGTGTAAATTTTTCCATGGACTTTTTATAGTCCCATTGCTTCACAAACTGCTCGAATAAAAATTGCTCCTTCTGTTTAATAATGTGTTCTGGTGAAACAAATGAAAGACATACAAATTTTTGACCAGCAATAGGTTTATCTTCCTCCAAAAGATCGGCATATTTGGGGTTTTCTTTTCCGTCAGGCAAATATTTAGGAGTAACTCCCTTTGGCAAATTATTTGGTTGAGACATTATATTATTTTATACAATATATTTGAATAATAATTTTAAGTTAGTTTAATCATTTATTAATTTATGTAGTTTTAGACTAATATTTTTAATATTTTTAATATTTTTAATATTTTTAATATTTTAATCGTATTAAAAATAAGTAATACATGTTTAAGAATATATAAAATATAATATATCTAAATATATCGAATATTACATAATATTTTTTTCTACATTATATTTATAATGTACGGAACACTTGATTTTGGTGAGCTTTTTAAGCGCTTTATTAAGTATATTATCGAAGGTCTTTGTGTCGCGATAGTTGCTTACTCTATACCATCACGCTCTCTTAAACTGGATGAGATTGCTTTGATTTCTCTTGTAGCAGCCGCAACCTTCGCTATCCTGGATGTTTATGTCCCCACTTTAGCTGTTTCTGCTAGAACTGGTGCTGGCTTCGGTATCGGTGCTAACCTTGTTGGTTTCCCCACCCCTCTCAAGCTTTAAGCTTTAAGCTTTAAAATTTAAGTAGTTAAAATAAAAGCGACTATTTAATATTCACTATTTAATATTCATTATTTAATATTCACTATTTAATATTCATTATTTAATATTCATTATTTAATATTCATTATTTAATATTCA